ATCATCATTGACAAACAGTACATCATCATTGACAAACAGTACATCATCATTGACAAACAGTACATCATCATTGACAAACAGTACATCATCATTGACAAACAGTACTTCTTCACTAACTATCATTAACAGTATAGATCATCTCCGTTTGTAAAAAGTACTAAAGTGTGTACGCAAAAACAGTACTTCAAAATTTTTCCACTACTTACTTTTACAAAAAAAAACATCTTCTTCTTTGTTGATAGTACAGTACATCATCATTGACAAACAGTACATCTTCACTATCTTATTAGTTAGTGAAGAACATCTCCATTTGCAAAAAGTACTAAAGTGTGTACGCAAAAACAGTACTTCAAAAATTACACACTACCTGTTTTACAAAAAAAAACATCTTCTTCTTCTTTGATAACAAACAGTACCTTATCACTAACTACCATTAACAAAAACATCTCCGTTTGAAAAAAGTACTAAAGTGTGTACGCAAAAACAGTACTTCAAAATTTTTCCACTACTTACTTTTACAAAAAAAAACATCTTCCTCTTTGATAACAAACAGTACCTCATCACTAACTACCATTAACAAAATATCTTTTACCACTATCATCAATTGATGATAGTTTTTTTAGTGTTCTTACTCATTGAAGAGAGGTAGCAAAGCTGAGAAGTTACCTGCTGTATATTCATAGATATTAATACCTTCCGGATCTTCAGGGGTAGTGAGTTCAAGTTGGTTACTTTCTGAGATTTTATAGATGTTGACTTTAGGGAGTTCCTGAGTATATTCATCAGGAAGAAAACCGATGTTAATCTTTAATTCCCGCCAGGCAACTGCAACCTTAATAGCTCGCTTCCAATTACCACCTGTAACATTTTGAATAATCCAATAGCGTTTGGTGTCGGCATTGTAATAAACATATGGTTCCTCAAGAGTGTTATCCTCCTGATCAAGGAATGTCCGTACAAAGTTATGAGAGTTGTAATTGTAGTTGACCCAGCTTTTGTAGTTATTCCAGTTAAGAAATATTCGTTGATTGGGTTGATATTCAAAATCGTTCTCATTAGTGAAGTAATTGTCATAATACTCTGGAAGTGCAAATACCTCATTTCTTCGATCTGCAAACCATTTGATAATGGTGCTTTGAAGTTTGGGAGATACGGCATCAGTAACTCGCACCTTGCCGTCAAGAACAAGTCCTGGCACTGTGTTCACGTATTCCTGAATGCACTCTTGAATATTATTTCCTTGGGGGAATCTACGCTGGAGATGTGTCCAGTCATAGACACCATCGGCGATAGTAACATATTCATCCCAGAATCTGGCCACACTTTCAGCGTTAAAGGCGAGATTGTTATCAATACTGTAGATAGAATATAAATATAGCATTGTTTGAAGAAGAAACAGTACTCCTCTCTTGGTCTTGTGAAGGAGTTCCATTTCAGATTCATCCTCGCTAGCTATTGGTGTGATAGGTGATACACCTTTTGGAAACTCGAGATTTGCCGGTAGTTGATCTAGAAGAATATATAGTCTCTGTGTTTTGTTACTGAGATAATATCCAAAACCTTGATAGTTATCGTTTTGGAAATACCAATTGGGAGCGGGTAGTTTGTCCAGTAGCTCCCGAGTGTCATCCAGAGAGGATGTCTTTAGTTCTGAAACAGGTAATCGTAAAGGTGCAAAAGGAGGGGTAATAACACTTATGAGCTTTTTGGTGGCGGTTTTCAAAATGACACCGGTGCCTTTACCTGCACCGTCAATATATTGACTGACAATACCTCCAACATCCTTGAAGAAGAGTACAGGATCAAAACGGGTGCCGGTAATATGTGATATATGTTTGGGGATGATTCGTAAGAGTGAATTTACCTGGACACTGTTAAGTGTTTCATTGAGTCTGGGTGTATATTCTGTGTATGCCATGATGTCACTATTAGCGTTAATAATCAACTCTGACTGTGGATACTTAACAGCTGAATCTACAGTGGTTCCTCGATGGGTAATAATGAGGATTGAAGGTAGGTTAATCTCCTGTGAGTATACTGTATACCATTTACCTCTCGGCAATACAAAAATAGGCTTATCATTGTCTAGTTCAAATAGGAACAGTCGCACGTGGAAATAACGCTCCAATCCGTGAAAGTATATCTTTGGGTCAAGGTATGAATCAACATCTTCCAGCATCGCTCTAATCTCTGGAATGCTCTTGTCATACAGCTCCTGGCGAAACGCATTCAAATTTCGATCCTTTTTAGCAATCTCCCGGCGGTATTCACGCACGTATTCCTCCATCTGTTCCTCATTCTGAAGTTGATAATAACCTTCATCACCGATAGCTGTTAAGATGGAATGTAACAGGGAATTGGGACTGATAACAGTTCCATAACGGACTGGGTTTTCAAAGCCGATAGTGTGCAGAAATGATGTCATTAGCGGTGGCATATACCCTTCACGCTTCGCAGATAACAATTTCATCGTTCGAATAGTGTTAACACCTTTTTGAGCACCTCGGGTTTGACATGGGTTTGCATTCTCATCTGTGAAATATCTCCACAGCATTTTTCGGGGTTGGTTTTGATTTTCTTTGTAGCAACAGGGAATAACTGGATATGTGTTCTTGTTTTCCTTGGTGTTACATTTAACGCCGATAAATGGAGCGTCTTTGGAATCACAACCGAAGAAATACTTCGGATCATCTCGCGGAATTGGAACTACCTCTCGGTGGTGAATCTCTCCTTTCCATTCAAATGTTTCCGATCGCCACTCATCCACCCTATCGTGAGGCACGAGAGTTGGTTGAAAGTCACCAATACATGATTTTGCATATCCAGGAACAATCAAATCCCCAGCCAGTTCACGGAGAAGAAAGATCTTACGTCGCTCTCCAGTTGTGACCGTCTGTTTGCTGGCATATAGCGATGTGATTGTTTCATTTGTCCAGTATTCGATACCTGCAAAGGTATCTTTTTGATATTCTCGCCACAGACTGAACAGCTGTGTCAAATATGGAATAAGCATATTCCGCATTTCCTCATCTGGGGTGGTGATAGTCATGTTCAAATACAAAATACCTTGATTTGCTAATGAGTAACTGTTACCTTCAACATCATAGATAATGTGTTCCTGTTCCAGAACACTTTGTTGCGGTGTAAAATCAATGGCGATTTTGGGAAAGGAGTTATCGAAGACCCTTCGATACGTTAGTGAAAACCGAGAGCGATCTAGAAATATTTTTCGAACCTCATCAGTATATAAATATCTATTCAAGAGACCGTTTCCAAGTAAGGACATTAGCATCGGATATAGTTGCAATGGATAGCTGTAATCATCCTCAGCACTGCCAAAAATATTGAAACTGCTCACCAATTCCTTACTGGTGATACCTCCAAACTGAAACATACTCGTATTCCGAAGAAGGTCGATAATACTTTCAATATTCTCATTACTTTTAACACTAAAAGACACAGTATGATTATCAACATATGAATATGTAATAACCCGACTGCTCTTCGTGATTAGGAACAGATTGCCCTTCTGTTCGATACGGTTAACATTAAAATTTACATTCTTGATATTGTCCTTGTCATATGCTTTAACAGTAGTTTTACCATCCTGATTAATATCCACAATAAGAGGGATGTTTTCAGACACTATAGAACGGTTCAGAACATCAATCCCAAGTGTATCTTCATTCACTGTCAGGGTAACTAAAATTCGATCTAATACAGGTAATGTATAATAACACATTGGAGAGGACATAATAAGAGTGTTATCATTCTCCAGTAACTGAAACCGTTCCGTATCTAGTGTGAGGGCTGTGTTGTAATCATCGGTGATCCATCTATTTAACTTATCGATTAACTCATCTGTGGAATTTGGGATATTCATCTCATGTTCGAATAGAAACTTCTGCACCTCGGCGATATATACCGGTAAATTCTCCGATCTCGATAGCAGCCATAGATATGTAATAATAAGCCAGTCATTCCTCAGATTTGGTGTATGTTCACCCACAAAGGTTGCGAAAGTATCTAGGGAATCAAATTCTTCAGCCTTTGTTGCTAAGCTCATCCATTCATTGCCATGACGATATAAATACTTGCGTGGGGTTGAAGTTTCAACAGCATAATACAACTGGGTATAATCTGGAAAATCCATTTAATACCTGAGGATTTCTTTTTATCAATCGCAGAAGACAATTAATTTTGCAACTAAATACACTAAGAAAAGTATTATCCATACCCATAAGAATCCTCTCCACGATCCTAGAGCAACAATCAACATCGAGGCTACAATAAGTAAAAAAGCACCTAGCACACTCTCAGATATTAACAATATTGAATCCGATAAATTCATAATTTAATTGATTTAATTTTTTAAGAAAAACGTGTAAAGCACACGTAAAAATGACGGATCATTTGGTTTACGTTAGCACCCTTTCAACAATGTCTGAGGCTCTTATTCGTGAGAAGACCAGTAAGTATATCAATGAAATTGTCGATATGCTTAAACGGGATTTTAATTTTGAAGGTTCGGGGGATTTCGAGCTCAACTACGTGAAAAATCGCGATACGTATGTTGGCTACTGCTATTTGTTCCTGCGTCATAAGGAGGTGGCCTTTGTGATGATAGGACGCAATCCAGATGGAAGTACACGTGTTGCCAGTGCCAATGAAGACACTGTCACATCCTTTTCCTTTGAACCCAATGTTGATGACTGGGCACTCGATGATGAGGATGCAAATATAATTCTTCTACCACCTTTGGTGCCAGCACCTGCTGACATTGGATATAACTTCTTTAATAAGTTCAGTGAGCGCTATTTTGCTGACAATCTCAGCACCAGCAGTTTAGTGATGATGCCTCCTGGCTTCTTACAGGGAGATAAGACAATTCCTGCATTCCTTACCCCTGATATGGTCAAAAAGCGTTTCTTGATCTACTCTAGCGACAGCAGATTTCCAGAGGTGTCCATTCTCCGAAAAGACAAAGCACCACATGTTGTTTATATAAACTTCAAGACAGGCACACTGGATGCACTGGTAGCCATGACTATGGCTCGATACCCAACATTTACCGACGGAACCGGTAAGAAACACATGTTTGAAATTAAGCAATATAACACTGACCGAAATAAGAGAAAGTAAAGGTATGTAAAGATTTTTAGCTCGATTGAGCTAATAAAATGAAATAAGTATCTTAAGTTGTTAACATAAAATAATGTTGGCAATAATTATTATCCTTGTTGTGTCCGGTATTGGTGTGTGGCGGTGGTTTGATCCGTTCAAAGATCTTCCCAGTGTGCTAGGTGCTAAATTTATTCCATGCATGGTCTCACCATGGGCATTGTCTGGAAAGATCATTCAAAGAATTCAAAACGTTGCAAGATATCAAGGTGGACTACTCCAAATTGGACGATACAAGATTGGAGTTTTGAACAGACATCTGGCTGTTCAGGTTCTGGCTAATCCAAATATGCTTAAGGTTCCGGTGAAAACCTCCAACCCCATGATAAAGTATGGTCTTCCATTTGTGTCAAATCCAACTCTAGCCAGTTCTCTCCGTTCAACCTTGCTAGCTACCAGTCTTAACCGGTCTGTTCTCAGTCGAGTTTTATCTCAACAGGTCTGGGACTCATGTTTGAACAAGTTTGTGACCGAGATTGAGGATATTGACATCGCTATCGAAAACTTCGTTGTTAGAACTCTATTTTTGTTAGTGTTGGAACTGCCAGAGGTAGAGAAACTACCTCAAATGCAAACGGGACCCGCAGCCAGAGAGCGGATGATTTCCAGTATTATCGGAGATCACCCTGTGCTCAAAACACTTGTTATGGGCTATCGCAAACTCTTTGGTATGCCAGGTATTGATCCGGATGTTTCAGGCACTATGCGGTTTATGGAATCGTTAATAGATCGCAAAGTGTCTATGGCTGTTCGAATGGAGGAACAGGGATTTACCCGTGAGCAAATCAAATGTCATCTGGCAACCCTGTTCCAGGCAGGTACGGAAACAACTGCTTTTGCGCTTAAGGTTGCTATTATCTGCTTGGGTCGCTATTCACAGGTTCAGGAGGATCTATATGAAAAGATAGCGCTTCTAGATAACTACTGGACATATACCGACTTAATTACCGTATGTCCAGAAATACTTGAGTTTGTCTATGCCAGTCTCAACTACCTCACCCCTATTCCACTACTTCGAGGCCGTGTTTCCAACACAGATGTAAACCTTAATGGTCAAGTGTTTCCAGCGGGAACTGTATTTGCTATCTCCAATGATTTCATCATGCAGCCATTTACGCGAACCTTTGACATTCACGATGCTCGCCGTCAAAACCTGTCCTTTGGATATGGATCTCGAGCATGTCCCGGAAGACGACTTGCGGAGATAGAGCTTTGCATGGCACTTTCAGTGCTTATCAAGAATTTCAAGGTTGTTGATGTGGAACCCACGTCTAACTTGGAAGATGAATGTTTAAGTTTTATTACCCGTTACTGGTCACGAGCACATCCTCTCGTGTTTATCACCCGTGAAAGCCAATTTTACTCTTGAATATCTTACCGATTGATGATGTTCCTAAATTTAGGAACATAAGATCGACAATAATTACATATGAATATCTTCTATGAATAAGTCATCAATATGTTTATTTATTGTGCTTGTAACCAGTTGTAAATTGGAATCACTTCTCGGAGCGAAAAATATCACATTTTCCATTTCCTGCCAGTCAGGATATATGTTATCTTTCTCTTCTGTATCGGTAACAACATTCCATCCCATGTCGTTAAGAATGATTGAAACTATCTGAGATGGGATCTTTAGCGTCATCATACTCTTCTCTGAAAAATGGATAAATAAGCCATTTTTATTAAGATACCGAAGAGCGGTCATAATAGCTCCCATTCTCTGATGAGGAGCTGTGAAGGATAAGGTTGAGGTGATTTCGTGATCACAGAACACGTTCAAAATAAGGAGATCAGTCATTGCAACGGATTTAATTTCACAAATTATTAATAAATTAAATCATTTTTCTTTGCAAAATGACTGATATCTTTAAACAAATATATCTACATCGTTCCTAGATCTAGGAACGATTCATATCTCAAACTTAATACATTCTCAAGAATGATTGAAGTTGAGTGGCATGTTCGTGAGGAAATAAATATTGCCATGGCTTCCACTCACGAGGTAATTGATACCTACTCCAGTTATCGCCAGTCCACTTCTCTTTAATTATCTTGCGCTCTGGTGTAAAATTGTCCATTATACTGTTGATATTTGCTTGTTTACCTATTTGATAGTGATGACACGTTGGTGACAATGTTAAATACATATAGCCAGCTCCAACTTTGAAATACATACATCGACGAACTTGGTAATCATCAAGAACTAAACCATCACCATGATCATTATTAATATCTGGTGTAATCACAAGACATGCAATAGCATAACTTGGACTAACAAAAGGACCCCTCAGAGTAGACTCAACACCATAAGTCACATCAACATTATTAATGTCAGGGACAAGACCCAAGCTGTGAAGAGTATGAAACAACGTATAATCATAGCCAGGCCTGACAAGATCTATCTGTTTGAATATTATTGGATTATCAGTCTGCGTCCAACGACTGATTAATGGTAACTGCCATCTAATCACATTCTTATTTTCAATATCGGTGATATTTACCAACTCATGTTCCCAACAAGCGATAGCCATATTGAAAAATTGAGTTTAGAAAAATAGATGAAATAAAAAAATCAATTAATAGTATAAGTAACGATGTAAGAGATTGCAGCCAACATATATGACCAGTATATTTCTGGTGTCACAATTAGTGACATCAAGGAAAAATACATATATAAAGATAACAATCCTGAGATATTAATCAAGTTCAACCACCGCTGTGAAAAAAAGCTCAAATATAATCAACAGTTAATTGAAAAAATAATATAATTTGGATATTAAAAATGCCTGAAATCGCAGAGGTTAGGCATGTGGCTGAACAGCTAAATCACCAGCTAGCTGGTAAGTTACTCCTCAAGATTATTCTTACTCCCCGATTAGAGAGTAAAAGCACCACCAATGAGTTATTTCAACCTCCATATCTGATCAATAATGTTGCCACCCAAGGGAAACGAATACTCATCAATTTGATTCATCCACGAAGTCTCACCGAAACATATACTCTCGTATCATGGTTAGGGATGACAGGCAGGTGGGATTTCGAAACCAGTAAACATACCCAAGCAGTTTTAATATGTGCAACTCCAGGTGAAGACTACAGTGTTATTGATACCATTATGTATTATAACAATACTCGCTTTGGTATGTTGGATATAATCCCAAGTGATCATCTTCAAACATGGTTGGAAACCAAAGTAGGTCCCGATCTTATTGACAACCCTCCAACATGTGAGGAATGGATCGCTCATTGGTATCAACGAAATCACCGGAGAATGAAGCAGCAAGTATGTCAAGTGCTCATGGATCAGAAATTCTATGCAGGTATCGGTAACTATTTGAAGGCTGAGATTCTATATCGGAGTGGAATACATCCCGCAGCGATAGCTCGAGATTTAACCATTGATCAACTAACACGTCTCCACACAAATATCTTAAAGACAGTGCAGGAAGCGTATGAAAATGGTGGTGCAACTCTCAAGGACTATATCACACCTGACGGTAAAAAAGGCCGCTATCAGCAACAATTATTAGTGTATCAGCAACAAAAATGTCCCACAGGACACTTAATTCAAAAAAGCACCTTTAACGATAAGCGAACCACCCATTGGTGTCCAGAATGTCAACCACTTACATAAGTTTTTTATACATATTAAATGGCTGGGGTATTAGCTCTAATCCTCACCAGTGTTGCAATTATAACAATAGTTATAATTACACTCCTGGTAACAGCATGGTTAACACAGCCAACTCCATTCACATATGTATGTAAAACAGGAGAATGTCCAACCAATCTCTTTACCGGTGTGAAACATTGTGATACTCAATCCTATGATCCAGCAATTGAAACCTGTCAACCAGCTGATTCATGCTCAAGCTCATCAGCACCATGTGCTATACAACCAGACGGCTCCTCTTTATGTCCCGATGAACCTGGAGGTGGAGTGTGCTCATCTCCAGGTTGTACCTGTTCTGCATATAAATTATGTCCATATTATGTTACCAGTTATTTTATACCACATGTATTTACACTCAATGGCAATCGATATTACACTCAATGGGCTACCGGTCAGAACTTTACAGCACTACCTAACCAGCTTAATTACCAACCTCCACTCTCAGCTGGGATAGGTAACAATCACGGTTTTTGTGATCTCACCAAGAGTGCTCTGTCAGTGGTCGCAAATAGAAGATGTCTAGCTGGTAATCTTACCCAAATTCAAAAAACCAACAGTGTCACATATGCATGCACAATAGCTAATGAATGTCCATCTGGTTTACATCCGGTTTACAATGTCGATCTTGATGTTATCAACTGTCAAGAAGTTTCTGACTGGCCAAACTTCAGTTAAGGTATTTTTCACAATAAGTATCTTGCTAATTAGCAAGATAATTACACAAAGTAACCATCTTCTTAGATGAATGTTTATTCATCTATTTTTTTCGGAATATTTACGTGGAACCTTCTGACACGTAAACAATCTCATCGTAACTAGGTTCATCTTTATGTTCGCTACTTAGCAATGGTTCTGTATCCACGGTTTGGTTATTCTTCATATCTTTGCTTGGAAAGTGTAGATGATCTAACAAACTTAGGCCTAGTTTACCGATATTTAAAGGTTTTGGTGATGAACGTTCACTCTGTTCAGTCGCAACCGTAAATATTGGTAATTTGTTATCATATTCCTCAAGTGGTCTATTCAGACTTGGTTGCCATTGTTCCATCTGTGGTTCACTAGGAATAACTGGTAAGGGTGTATGAGTTGGTATTTTAATTGTGCTACCGGGTTCGCCTTCAGTGTCTTTTGGGAGGGTAAATACCTGTGAAAATCGTAGATCATGAAGGAATCCTGTATCGGTGTAGTAATTACAACCTACTTTTACGACACCACCAGTTATCGGTTTTTTAGTGGCTCCATTTATGGATGTGATTTTGTGTGTTTTAACGTTTAATCCATTACCATGATAACATAAGTTACCTGTGTTATCGATCTCAAATTTGTTGAAATATACCGGGGTGTATCCTGACATGTTCATGAAAGTTGTCACATGCGTATCTCGAACGATAAGTTCAAGTCCATTCCATGAATCAATATAGGGTATAAGTTGCATAAATTCATGTTCCATAAAGGCAGGATATGTATAAAAATGGGTGGTATTGTTGACAATAACACACATAGCATGTTGACTTCCAAAAGGATTAAAGATTACATTCTGATGTTTCTTCACCTCAAAATAACCACCTTCAATTCCCTTGTTGATCTCTTGCCGAACATAATTCTTAAAAGATTCATAAGAATCTTGTTTTTCAGTCAGCTTATATGTAAAACTATAAAGATCTCTCCAAGTCAATGAGTAACCTCGTTCTTGGAACACGCGAATAATATTTCTCAAAAGAGGATGCATTTTTATTTCCTAAAAAAAATAAAATATTTATCAATTAGCTTTAATTATATCTCGATATTTATAAATTATTTGAGAATTATGTTCTACTTTTATTGCCGATGATTACAATAACTATCACCAATGATTGAAAAAACAGATATTATTTTTTTCCGCGTGCTTAAAAATGCCACATCACAGATTTTCTTCCAAGTGCTCTTCCAAGTGCTCTAAACAAGATGAATGTGAACAACCAGTGTTCACATTATCGCAGATGAAACGAGTAGTAGACTTGATTGATAGACAACAAATGCAGATTGATAAACAACAAATGCAGATTGATAGACAACAAATGCAGATTGATAAACAAATGCAGATTGATAATCAACAAATGCAGATTGATAATCAACAAATGCAGATTGTCAGTAATTATACAAGTCAAGATCAATGTCCCGTTACTATTATCACGCTTACTTTTGCTGAAAACAAAGCTAGTAGTTTAACAACCTTTTCATACACAATACCTAATGGCACGTATACAGCACTCTTAGATGCCACACCTGCTGCCATAAATTTGTTTAATACCGAGGGTATTGTTGAGTATACGAATGGATTACTTTATTTGCTCAGTAACAATGGATCTGCTCCGTATCCAATCAACCTACAAAAATATTCAATTAAGGCCAAATATATTGACGGTACTATTCCTAAGATAGAATTCAGAGATATTCCCGCTAGTGTGATGAAGACTGTTCTTTCAAATGGTTTTGTTACTGTAACTAATCCGAATACTTACACATCGATAGGCACAGTTAAATACGAAAGATATTTGTAATTGAATTATTTCCTTATCGTTATTCATGTAAAATGTTTCTTTTGTTGACAACAGGTGTTCAAACTTTAAGCCAAAACCTGGCCAATCCCATTATTGAACATGTGTATCTGTTCAATAATGAATATACTTCCCACCCCAAGCTGACGATTGTTCCAGATGATAACCAATACACTGCTTTGGAGTATGCCAATACTTTTCTTGGAGGTAAGAAATGCATAATTACATTTGGAGATATTGAAATTGGATTTACATTTGACTTTCCAGTTACAGGTGTGTATGGATTAAACACTTACCATTCTTCTCGATTCCGAACAATTAAGGATTATGTATACAGTGGTGGAGTTCAAAGACACACTTCCGATGTGCTTATCTTTAACTCTCCATGTGTGTTGATGACACCTACCAGTAATCCATCTCTGTCACTCAAGACGTTCATTTATGAAATGTCAAAAGAAACACTGATTGAAGCACCCAAACCCAGTCATCTACTCGATGGAAATATGTTCCTCGCATGTAATAGAATGGGTGTATTCTGGTGTCCAAATAATGAACTGTATATCGGTGATTTTCTGCGACGCAACATTCCATAGGAGGAAAACATTATCAACAAGATACTGCCATTAGTCAAGGGTGTTGATGGAATTGTGCTTGATGTGGGTGCTCATATTGGCACATTTGCGATACCATTAGCTAAAACTGGAAAGAAAGTTGTCGCGTTTGAAGCGCAGCCAGAAATCTGCGACATACTCCGACGGAACATCGCTGACAATCATGTGGATGTAAAGGTATATAACAATGCTGTCGGTCATCTTGACAATTACCTTGTGTCTATGGAGGATTTCGCTCGTGACGGTCTCAATGCATATCAGGGAATTGAAACTGGTAAACAAATTAATATTGGCGGCATCCAGCTTGGAGATGGAAACCGCAAAGTAGTCATGTATACCTTAGATACGTTAATTAAGGACAAGGTTGGCTTTATTAAGATGGATATTGAGGGTAGTGAACCATTAGCATTCTATGGCGCTATGCAGCTGATTAGAAGAGATCGACCCGTAATTCTATTTGAACGTAACTATAAAGTTGTTACGTCTTCAATGGAGGACATTATGCCTATTAGCAGTGAAGTTAAAGACTTCAACATTGTTGATTTTGTAACCGATTACTACCCTCCAATTAACCTTGAATCTGACAACATTCTGTTGATTCCTCGAGGGGATAAGCAATTCACTGAATGCATTACCCCTAATAGTAGAATTACTGTCGACTTGGAACTTAGTGGAAACATTGCAATTCTCAATGGAAATCTCTTCGGTCATTATCATGATAACATTATTGAGTGGGAGAATAACAGTGTGTGGTTTACGTCTCCACCAGACAAATACCCATATTCAGTTACGATCGCTGGTGCATGCAAGAATGTCTCCAGGTATGCACCGAGAGTATTGAAAAATATCGAGCGCTTAGCAGATTTATTTGCCCAAGTGAAAGTCGTGATTGTTGAGAGTTGTTCCTGTGATAACACTCTGGATCTACTTCGAGAGTGGAAGTTTCCAGCTGAAATCATTCACCTGGAGCAGACACATCCAAGCCGAACTGTTCGCTTGGCTGAATGTCGCAATTTAATCCTTGACAAGGCAGTTGGTGATTATCTGATTATGATTGATTTTGACAATGTTAATAAGGATCCTTGGGATCTGGATGGCTTCCGCACCTGTTTCTATCACCGGGATTGGACGGCCATGTTTGCAAATTCAACAGATCGATATTATGATATTTGGGCGTTGCGGACTGATTACTGTCCCGGAGATTTGCTTGCAGATGCAGACACTTCTGAAAACAAGAACAAGTTCCTCACAGATGCATTTGCAAAATATCAAGTATACAGATATCCTTCAGGTAAATTGGAGGAAGTCACATCAGCATTCGGAGGTATCGGCATTTATCGCACTCAGACATCAAAGAGTGCTGTCATTATGAAGGTATGCGCAACGATCGAGAGGTATGTGAACACGTTCCTTTCAATGAATGCCTACACAGACATGGGTGTAAGCTTTATATCAACACACGTTTATTAGCCGGTAGCTGGTTCGCAATGTAAGTGTAAAAATAACACCGTCAATTGACGGTGTTTGTAAACCATTCACGTTCTCGAAAAGAACTGGAGATACTTTAGCGTCTCAGGCAGCATATCAACACCATAGTATTCCTCAATCTCTTGTATGAACTCTCGCGCATTCTCAAAGTTTCTTCGAACCCACTCAACTAGAAGGAAATTTTTAATATTCAAAGCATCGTATACAAGAGGCTCTATCATCGCATTATCGTCATATATAGGTATATACTCCTGCTGTATATCATTGATAATATCCACCCATCCATAAGCTCCAAGAACATCTATCAGTAAGAGATTTGCCCCCTGATATGAAGACCACAGGTGACTCAATGCTTGAATACAGGCTTCATTTCGGTATTCAACTATTTTAACAATTAACGGCCAGTTATAATCAAGATATATAGTAGTTTCCAGTATAGTATAATCACGCAACTCTGAAAGATCTGTTAACAAACCCTCCAAATTGGTAGAGGCGTAATTTTCATACCAGAGTTGGAACATATCATCAGTGCAAATATCTCCAAGTAAATCCAAGATTTGCTGTGAAGTAATTGGAGACATATACTTAGGTTGAAATATTGGTGCTATCTCACGTGGAGCTCTTTGAACAAATAGTTTCATAAGATAATCCGCAACTTTAACATTACGGTTTGCGAGTGCCATTATAAAGTCGTTAATGTCAAAATTCACCTCTAAGGACCTCAAAGTCTCCACATCATCATATTCGATAGCTGTATACTTAGCCATACGTTCATTTTGTAAAGTCAAGGATGTCAAATATTCCTGAATATTTGGAGATCGTCTGGTAATGTTGACATTGAATCTACCGCGTTGCAACTGTTGATCCACATGTGGAAAGGTCTTCCGCAACCATTCCATGATGAGAATGTTCTCACACTTCATCGCCAATTGGAAATAGTAATCCAGATATGGACGAGCCCGTTGCCTAACCTCAATGGTTTTAAACCTTATAATAGCACCTAACCATCCGTAACTAATAAACATTACACTTAGGAGGTTGTCCAAATCAAAAACATGTTCACTAGCAGTACTTCTGAGCGCCTTCACAAGTTCAACAAGACCTTTACAATTATGAAACATAATCAACTTTGGTAGCATTGGAAAGTGTTCTAGCATGTAACTGATGATAACATCCTTATCAGTTGAAAGACCAAAGATATTTGTTTTGGATTGTTCATTGATGATTTCCAAGAATTGTTCTTTACCATACTCCTGAAACCAGAAATTTACCAACGGTGGATCGCATACAGATGCGAATAAATCAATAGTTGACTCAAGAGGCACAGGGTCTTCTACTCGATCGTTAACATCCCAATCTTCTTTAGACACACTCCCTTGTAAATTCAACTTCCAGATAGCTAGAGCCACTTTGGTTTTAGCATCTCCCAAGGCTGTAATAAAATCCAGAAAGGTAAATTTCACTCCATGTCTGTATAATATTTTCACTTCATCCGCATTATCTGTTATCATGGCATGATATCTTGCATCAATAGATGCAAGATTCTTCAATGATTGAAGTGACATTTTATGTGGTTAAAATGTTTTTTCGATTAATGATATTTATGACTTAAATGTCTCTAAAGATAACCAAAGGAGATTTACTTCAGATTGCACGGGGTCGTAACCTCCCTCAAACCAATGGCCAGCTTCGCAAACTGTCTATAGAGGAATTATATGAAAAAATAGGCGAGTTGGAGCAAACAGAGCTTGACACTATTGCGAAACAGATTGAGGCGCGTAAAGCCTACGATGGAATACCTGTGAATCAATTAAAGGATTTGGTTCGACAGCGGGGAATAGCAGTGAGTGGAACGCGAGCGGAGTTAATTGATCGTCTTCTATCCTCATCCGAGGAGGATTCTATTCCAACACAATTGGATGATAGCCAGATTGAAATTATTAATCATATTGATGATAGTGTTCAGATTATAAATGCGGGTCCAGGGTCTGGAAAGACCACAACCATGGCTCACTTGGTGGCAACTGTCAGTAAGGTTCCAGATATGCGTGTCTTAGCATTGATGTATAACCGGAATGCCCGCACAGCCTTTAAAAGCAAGCTCAAAGGACTGAATGTAAAGGTAACTCCCAAACAGCAATTGACCAACTCATCGGGAGTGTTTGTGGTTACCTTTGATGAATATGTATATCATACTCGTGTTGCAGGCACAATCTCATCGTTTCTAGGAACTTTTCGGGAAACATTTGAGTATGGGCTGGATATTCCGCGCAAATCCAATGAATGGTATCATTATTTGATTATTGATGAGGCACAGGATCTGTTACCGAACCATGTACAGCTAATATCTCAGTTGCGCAACTGGTCATATCATGTTGTGATTGCTGGTGACCCACGTCAGGAAATCTATATGGGCTCTGGATGGTTCTCAAAATTATGGCGGAAAACCCCTGACGAGTATCGCCGAACCTTAAAATACAATCATCGATCCACACCGGAGATTGTGGAGCTGGTGAATGATTTTAGTCGGGTTCATTTCTCAGATTTGCATTATGACCAGATTGCGAGCACATCAAGAAATGGAACTGTGAAATTCGTCAATGCTAACAGAGAGATAGGCACATATGTAGCTCATGAAATGGTTAAACGTAATGAAACCAGTTGCTATTGTATATCTCCAGTTACCATTCGCAAGTTTTTAGCAGGTAGGAATATTACCACTTTGCGACAGGTTGTTTACAATACCTGTCCAGGAAAGACTTTATTTATTGCCGATGAGAACAATCGTATTGATATCAGTGTTCACGCATGGGCAGTAGGTAACAGCTATGCTTTCAAAGGCACTGAACGGGAACATGTTTATGTAATCCATAGCGATATCGAATACCATGATTATGGTCTGTCCAAAGTTAACGCACTCAAGCTGATCTATGTGGCTCTGTCACGAGCACGAAGTCATCTTGAAATTGTTCTGTCACAAAAGGTTCACCCAGATAGCTGGTGGTGGAATATCGCACCCAGAGAGTTACTAACCGAGACGATTAAACCTGAACGTCCAATTTTGAACAAGACATTCATCACAGTTACAGATCTGGCAGAGATGGAAGCCTGGGGAACATTCGGTAATGAAAAAGTAGCCAAAAGTTTACCCCTGTCAATAGAGGTTAAGAACGATAGTGACTTCGTAGGTGTCTTCGCTGAAAATCACCTAGCAACCACATTGGGTGTTAAGAATGATTATCAATATGTGTTTCAACCAGCCAAGAATATCAGTGGTGTATTACAGGAAAGTGTCGGGGTTTTTATTGAGGATAATACCTATCATGTAGTGTTTAACAGCGATAAGATCAAGAAGGACAGTTTAATGAAAATAACTGAAAACACCCGGTGTAAGACTCATCCGGAGTATGTCCGAGCTGTAATTGACAAAACCATTGATATGGAAACTGGATATCTCTGGACAGTATCCGAACGGTTAATCGATGTTAAACCAGATATGACTGAATATGCACATACACTTCAACAATATATTGGCGATGTGAATTATGTACATGGAAGCAAAGTTCAACATACCATAAGATGTCACCGCTCCAATGAAGAGGTTGGTTGTATTTCAGGCATTACTGATATTATTGGTGGAGATTATGTGGTGGAGATTAAATATACCAACCAGCTTCTCCCGTATCATTTTAATCAGGTGCGTATTTATGCGGCTCTATTAGACAAGACACCTGTTATTTACAATCTTAAAGAAGGAGACATGTTCAAAGTTACTAAACTTGATCGTGATGTTATCAACGATGTTGCGCGGGCTGTGCTCATCTTTAAAACCGCCACTGTTGTTGCGCAACGATTACCACAACGGATTAAACATTCACCCACTACCTGTGTTTATATCAGTGTAGATCTGGAATATATCAACGACATCATCTATGAGGTTGGGGCAGTAGCCTATCAACCTCATACAGACCGTGTCTTTGGACGCTTTCACCGTATCTGGACTGGAACCCAATCTCTTTTTATGTCTGATATCGATATTACGGAGGTTGAGGAAGAGATTGAAGGTGTTGCGTGTATGCCTGGAAAACATTTTGAACATATCACAGGTTTGAAGTTTAACCCCGAACCGCAGGAGTCTCCATTCGCGCATGATCAAAAACAAATCCAGATTGAATTTAATCGCTGGGTAGATTCTATTTCCAGCACACCCACATTTGTATACTGGGGTGCTACTGACAAGGATCTCGCGTTACTTGGAGTTAATAACAATCCAAAGGTTAACGCAATGATGTTATTCCGTGCCTGGTTAGACAATACCAAACAAAGTCGCACCAGTAACTATTCATTAAGCGATGCAGTCAGACAATGCTTCTGTGAAGTACCCTTTCATCCACATCGTGCCTACGAGGATGCAGTATTAACAGCAGCAGTATTAACAGCCATAACCAACCCTGAGTAACACACTTTGGACGATTAGTATAAAAATATTTATACTAATGTTTACCTTGTAGTATTAAAGGAGAAAATGTCTTAATTCAACCATGTTAAAACTACCGATGAGTTGTAAGGTAATCTTGAAAACATTTGGATCATTTGAAAAAGTATTTATAAAACGCATATACAGTTCCATAAAATTATCACTGCGAGCTATTAGCGCAGCAATGACATCAATATCATATCTAGACGCATATCTTCGATTCTCAACATCTTTAGATGTCAGCTGATAACCATTAACCATGGCACATAACCATAGGGCATATATGGGAATTTTACCCCACCCTTGAAAGTAATTACTTTGGAGAAGAAGACTGAAATCATCATGATATGTAGCAAGCACAAACTTCTCAGACGGAGGTATTCGATCATAGTTCAAAATTTCATTCAACATCTGATATGATAGCAAACCATGGCGATGAATGAACTCAGTATATGAGTAATTAATGTCCACTTTATGCTTAACATTTGCAAGTTCTGTATATGTGCTAAGATATATTACACCGGATGGTGGTAAGGAATAATTATTACACTTGAATATCACCTCAAGAGGACCTGCGTGAATACTTGGGTAAATACTTCGAAGAATATTGCATTTATCAGCTAATTTTGCAACCAACTGATATACACTATAGGGGTTGTAGTGTGTTCCACTGATTGGAAAAATGTGTTCTAACCCAAGAAACCGAAACTCATTCAAAAATCCAGTAACTGAGCCAGTAGCTGTGTAATATCCACGAAGCCCAGATGCAAAATCGGCAATATTATAATCTATCATCTTGTAAATATATTCGAAATCCTGATTGTATCCAGCATAATAATATATATAAGCAATGTCTCGTTTAATGTAGTTAACATAACCTTTGGGTAGTAATTCAAAGCGTTTCATATATATTACATAACTATACCATTTCAGCCGTGCCTGTTCACCCGCCTCCCGAATAAATTCAAACTCCATTACAGTTCTATTTGAAAGTAGTAATTTCAAGAATGGTTTGGTACTCGGACTCTGTTCCAGTTTCTTGCGAAGTTCAGTGTTTGTTTGAAGCTCCTTTAAGAGTTGAAAATACTGCACCATACATGTGTTATCAATAGATTCATTAATAAACTTCGGAATACCCATCACAAGCCCCAAATGAAACATCTTATTATTTCCCCGTAAATTTTCAGCCTCAAGTTTAACCAGTTCAGATCCAGCCAAGGTTCCAATCAAATCACTGTCAGTAGTGTCCAAAATAGTAATATATGGATGCATGTGATGTATATTGGCTAAGTCCTCAACACCGCGTTTGCGACGCTCGATAAATACATCATTTGCCAACCGGTTGGTAGTTCGCAATTTCTCCAACTGAGCAATATCCATCTTTTCATAGATATTAACCCATATTTCATCTGGCAGGTATTTCGACTCCATTTAATTTTAATATGAAGATAATTATAATCATTATGCAAAAAAATGTAAATATTCGTAAATATGGAGATTGTAAAACATAAATCAAGGTTTAAAAAGGTAATTATCCCTATAATTATAGGGATAATGTAGATACTTATATTTAAGCATTTAAAACATGAGTAACAAATGGTATTACTGGAACCTCTTTTGATACTAATGTAGGGTGCCACTATTCTGTCGCAATGCAACTGAGCATACTTACAATGTTTGTTCTTTGACATATTTCAATGCCAGGCCATTCTGTCTCACTGCTTCCAAACACAACTCAGGAGTTTGTTCTTTGACATATTTCAATGCCAGGCCATTTTGTTTGACTGCCTCCAAACACAACTCAGGAGTTTGTTCTTTGACATATTTCAATGCCAGGCCATTTTGTTTGACTGCTTCCAAACACAACTCAGGAGTTTGCTTTTTGAAAAAGTCTAATGAGAGACCATTGGACTTAGCCGCTTCCAAACACAATTTAAAAGTTTGCTTCTCAACAAACTCCAACGCGAGACCATTGTTTTTAATCGCTTCCAAACGTAATTTAGGAGTTTGCTCCTTAACAAATTGCAGCGCATAACCAGTTTGTTTCACAGCTTCCAAACACAACTCAGGAGTTTGCTTCTTAACAAACTGCAGCGCATAACCAGTTTGTTTCACAGCTTCCAAACACAACTCAGGAGTTTGCTTCTTAACAAACTGCAGCGCATAACCATTCTGTTTTACCGCTTCCAGACACACTTCAGGAATTTGCTCCTTAACAAATTGCAGCGCATAACCATTCTGTTTTACCGCTTCCAAACACAACTCAGGAGTTTGCTCCTTAACAAATTGCAGCGCATAACCAGTTTGTTTCACCGCTTCCAAACACACTTCAGGAGTTTGCTCCTTGATAAACTCCAATATATAATTACATTGTTTGAAAGCTTCCAAACACAACTCAGGAGTTTGCTCCTTAACAAATTGCAGCGCATAACCATTTTGTTTCACAGCTACTGAGCATAACTCAGGAGTTTGTTTCTTAACGAATTGTAATGCCAAGCCATGTTGACTCACAGCTAATAAACACAACTCAGGAGTTTGCTTCTTGACAAACTGCAATGCAGAAGCAGTTTGTTTCACAGCTTCCAAACACAACTCAGGAGTTTGCTTCTTGACAAACTGCAATGCAGAAGCAGTTTGTTTCACAGCTTCCAAACACAACTCAGGAGTTTGCTTCTTAACAAACTTCAATTCATAACCATGTTGTTTCACAGCTTCCAAACACAACTCAGGAGTTTGCTCTTTGACATACTGCAATGTATAACCGTTCTTAAAAGCTTCCAAACACAACTCCAGTGTTTGCTCTTTGACAAATTTCAGTGCATAAGGATTTTGCTTCACTGCAGCCATACAGATCTCTGGTGTTTGATCTTCGATAAATTGCAATGCAAGACCGTCATTTTTAACGGTAAACAAATACGCTTCTCTTGATTGCTCCATTCTCTATCTTATTTATTAAAAAATATTTTATTCAATTTTATTTAAATATTTTTAGACGTAAGATTTAATCTAAAAACAATAAGTAAATATCCTTGTAATTGCAAGGATAACAATACTTCTAGAGATTAAATTTCACTGTTTTGTTTGATAAAATATAATATTGGAACTTCTTCTGTAACAAAACGTAATGTTTCGATATTTTGTTTCACAGCTGCCAAACATAACTCAGGAGTCTGTTTCTTAACTAGGGCCAATGTCGAACTATTTTGTTTCACTGCTTCCATACACAACTCAGGAGTCTGTTCTTTGACAAGAAGTAAGGCATGAGGATTCTTTCGAATAGCAATTAAGCACAACTCTGGGGTCTGGTCTTTAACAAACTGTAATGCCATAGCATTCTTTTTCACTGCTTCCAAACACAACTCTGGAGTTTGCTCTTCGACATACATCAGTGCATAACTAGTTTGTTTCACCGCCTCCAAACACAACTCAGGAGTTTGCTCCTTGACAAATTGCAACACATCACCAGTTTGTTTCACCGCTTCCATACACAACTCAGGTGTTTGCTCTTCGACATACATCAGTGCATAACTAGTTTGTTTCACCGCTTCCATACACAACTCAGGAGTTTGCTCCTTGACAAATTCTAAGGCACATCCATTCTGTTTCACTGCTGCCAAACACACTTCAGGAGTTTGCTCCTTAACGAATTTCAATGCCATACCATTCTGGTTCACTGCTTCTAAGCACAACTCGGGAGTTGGTTCTTTGACAAATTCTAAGGCACATCCATTCTGGTTCACAGCTATTAAACATAACTCGGGAGTTGGTTCTTTGACGAATTTCAATGCCAGACCATTCCGTTTCACTGCCTCCAAACACAACTCAGGTGTTTGCTCTTTGACAAACTCTAAAGCCAAACCATTCTGTTTCACTGCTAATAGACACAACTCGGGAGATTGCTCCTTAACATACAATAAGGCAGATCCCTCTCGTTTCACCGCCGCCATACAGATCTCTGGTGTTTGATCTTCAACAAACTGCAATGCAAGGCCATCATGTTCAACGGCAAATAAATAAAGTTCTCTTAAATGTTCCATCTTTTTGTATTGGTTGCTACGTGAATATTATTTTCAATTATTGCTTAGCAATATCAATTGTTATCTTCAATGACGTCTTTAATTTAAAATATGAATTATATACTGAGACAGATGTTTTCATTATTGAAAGCGAGTAAGTCAGGTGACATAACTGAGGTTGAGAATTTAATAGCTGCAGGAGTCAATGTAACAGATAAGAATGGTGACACTCCGCTACACATGGCGTGTCAGCGGGGGTCATAATGATGTGGTTGAAATATTGCTATCTGTAGGTGCCGATGTTAACGCTGTGAATAATGATAGGAATATTCCTTTACATTTGGCAGCATCGTATGGACATGCAAATGTAGCCATTAGCTTATTAGCGAAGGGATTGAATGTCAATGCTAAAGATATTTTTAATCACGCGCCATTACACATGGCGTGTAAACATGGACATACAGACATCGTCGTAAGATTATTAGCTTCAGGTGCTAATGTTAATGCTACAGATAATACTGCCAATACTCCGTTACACTTAGCAGCTTGGTATGGACTTAGAGACATAGTTGAAGTATTGTTGGCTGCAGGAGCTGATGTTAAAGACGCTTTTGGTTGGTACCCCTTAAAATTTGCTTCGATGCATAAATAAAACGAAATCATTGTAATGTTGTTAAGTAGTGGAGGTTATTGATAACAAAAATAATTAAATCTATAAAATAGTAAATGCCTGATTTAATCGAAGCGACTACAAGTGGTAATTTAAATGCTGTTATCAAAGTGCTCAATGAAGAGGCGGATATTAACACTACAAATGAATATAATAACAATACTCCTCTACATTTAGCGGCTTTATTTAACTATAAAGACATAGCTACATTGTTGTTAGCTCTTGGAGCTAATGTTAACGCTACAAATAGAATTAACAATACTCCTCTACATTTAGCATCTCGGAATGGACGTAAGGAAATAGCTGAAATATTGCTAGCTAATGGTGCTGATGTAAATATTAAAAATAATAGGAATCTGACTGCAGCACAGTTAGCATACCAAAATGGTCACCAAGATATAGTCAAGATGTTAACATCTTAATGTGACGAAGATATGTATAATAATTATTATACATTTTAAAAGTGTGTTCTTGCTAATATCGTAATAATCAGCTATAAAATCTAATGTTACTAATTTATTCTTTCTATGAACATTGACATTTATTATTGTAACTGTAATAAAAATGGTTATTACATTCCTACCATACGCTGATTTTAACCTGAGTGCTCAATGTCTCGACTCCCGTCGATTACTCAAACAGATTGTGGAGGGTAATCAAATTCTAAAATCTATCGAACATGGAAGTGGGTGGTTAAATCATCCCGCAGTCAAGATGTGGTGGAATTATTGTGAAACTCTACGCATGTATATAAATGCTATGATCAAGGAGGCTAAAGCACGCGGTTTAAATACTAGTGCTCAGTTTCATACGGTGAAACCCGAGAACCCACCACCATGGTTGGGAGTAGATGTTCTCCACAAGTCTCACCAAATGGCATTAATGAGAAAAGCACCTGATTATTACAAGTTTGATGTTGAGGATGTATATCACAATCTAGGATATGTGTGGCCGAGTGACTTTCCTCACCAACGTATTGATAAGTTGGCACCTTCAGAAGCATGTAGGGCGATATCTGAACGTCAAAAGAATATGAAACACTGTATTGCAATCCTAAAAAGTGGTAAACGTAAGGATCAGGCGTGTGGTAATGGTGTATATGATGGTAATGATTATTGTCGCGTGCATCGGAAGGGAATTTAACCAAAACAGTTATTTTGTAATGTTTGTTGATACATCTAAAGCCACTTTAAAAGAAATAAATGGCAGATATTGCATATTATTGTATTAATTTGGATACCAAGGTAGATAGATGGAACGAGACGTTAAAAGAATATCAAGCTCAAGATATTCCTATTCAAAGATTTTCAGCGGTGGTTGGAACTGAATACGTGCGGCATATTCCTCCTGGACATGCAGGTTGTTATGCGTCGCATGTTGAAATATGTAAGTTATTTCTTAAAACCACTAAGGAATATCTTTATGTGAGTGAGGATGATGTTATTGTGATGTCCAATTTTAAACAGGTGGTTGAAAATGTTCCTTTGGAGCTTAATCAAATTGGTCGCTGGGGAATATGTTTTTTGGGTCGGACTACAAGTCATCATAACAATGGTGGTCGTCCAAGACCAATACTTCGAAAGTATTCAGGGCGATTTATCACCAATTCATTTCCGTTAGGTACCTTTGGATGCTTGGTGACTCGAGAGTTTGCTGAACGGATTATTGAATCATTCGAGGGTGTATATGATTATTATGATGTAGAACTTGGTTTAATATGCGACCGGTATCATTATCCCAAGTTAACTCTTAAGGAACCTGTTATATATGAGAATATTTGGCGAGATGATAGCTCCACAGAAACAAATTCTATAATACAGATTCATGAACGAATAAATATGTCACTATATCGCAGAGATTATGAACTTCGGAATCTTGTGAAACAAGGTGCAACACGATCAGATAAAGTTCATAATATGTCCAAATGGCCTGAATTACCAATTCCGGTTAAACATATGTTAGTTGGGAGACCTCCTAATGATCTCCCAGATGAGGAAATTATTGCCCGGACAATTGTATATTTATATGGTGGGGTGTGGGAAAGTCCCACATATCGAATCACTCAAGATGATGGTGATTTACTACAGGCATTATTTACAACTCTTCCATGCACTACGTTTGTAACGGCGTTAATGCCAGATACTAATTATGAGGCTATTGGTCTGTTCCTTGACTCATTACGATATAATAAACTGGTGTTACATGTGGGTCAGAATAATGTTAGCAAATTGGCTGAAATACCTATCTATGCCAATATGGAAATCAAAATTTGGGAGCAGGTGCCACCTCGAGAGGTTCTTATTTCACAGGTGCAAACAGAACGATTCGCATGGATTGGGCTTCATAAGTATCCATTGTTTACCCGGTGGACATTCCGAAATCTACCATCTGACCGAATAACATTAACAGGCCATCGAGTTGATGATTACCCTCGTAAGAACTATATCATCACCGGTGGCTGTAATCAAGTCTCTAACACACCCCATAAGTTCTTAAACAATGTCTCAAAACCGTTAAAGGTTGCTTTTACTGATTTCTGGCCGAGATTCACATCTCGACAGTTGGAGTTTCTTCCTGAATGTGTTTTTATCGACCCAAGACGTCAACCTGATGTTCTTTTATGCAGTGTGTTTGGTAACAATGTTGAACAATATTTAGCAAAGAAAAAAGTGTTAATATCTGGGGAAGTTTATCGCAAGATCGACACAACAAAATATGATCTGGTGATATCAACCTCTCTTTCAGATGAATCTAACAATATAACGTGGGTGCCTTACCTCAACTGGTGTGGTATCGATATTGAAAAATTGGAACAAACTCGTCAACGGAACAGAAAACCAAAAAGTCGGTTTTGCTCGTTTGTAGCTCAAAACAATGAACCCGGTTTCCGACGTCAGTTTGTTACTGAATTGATGAAACATGCTAAGGTTGACTGTGCCGGTTCAGTTCTTAATAATACCGGCTTTACAATTAAAGGTGATCATCGGAGCCAGGAACTTGTTGACTTCTATTCACAGGGGAAGTTTGTAATATGTTGCGAGAACCGAACAGTACCTGGCTATATCACTGAAAAGATAGGTCTTGGATTTCAAGCTGGATCAATCCCAATTTACTGGGGTGCCAATGAAATCACTAAATTATTCAACCCGAAGACGTTTGTTAACCTTCATGATTATGAAACCATTGAGTCAGCTATTGACTATATATTAAGCATTACCGATGAGCAAATTAATGCAATGTTAGATGAACCTCTGTTTCCCAATGGAATACCAGAGGCGCTTACAAAAACATATATCCAAAACCTAATCTTCGAAAGTGGATAATAAGCAATCAGCAATATTAGTAATTACTAATATTGCTGATATAATAGATTACATTTTGAAAAGAAAAATGGGTATAGAGTTATCCAAGGTAGTTATTTGCGCTGATGTAATCCACGGTGATGGTGTGTGTTTTAACATTTATGGAGGACGCGCCAACGTGTTTCTAGCTAAGAAAAAGCGTGAAAGCGACCCTGATCACATAACTCACGATTCACATTTGAATCCTTATCGAAGACAGAAGAAGTCATGACTCCCCGAGATGTTCTTGAGGATCTTCGGACATATGAAATGTGTAAGGAATAAGATATTAAAAAATAATATAACTCTCCCTCTCAGTATGACAGACTGTATTGAGAAGTTATTTTTGGAACATAAAAATGTTCCAAATAGCCTTCGTCTTCTTGATAGTGTCCCAAATGTCAACATTTAGAATGTTCTCGGTGAATCGCCGCGTGTCGATACAAGCTTTATGACGTAGTTGTCAAGCTGGTGGAAATGGGTGCGGATGTAAACTGTGTAGCAAGAAAAATAGGTGAAACAACACTGTTGCTCATGTCTTTATTTGTTGGAGCTTATACCTGTGCTCGGTATCTCATTGATCATGGTGCTAAAGTCAAAGAGAAGAATCTCTTTGATGCTCTTGTAATAGCCATTAAGAAAAATAAGCCAGATTACGTTCAACTCTTGTTAGACATGGGCGCGAATCCTAATCTTGAAGATAAGTATGGAGATACAGCTTTGATGATAGCCATTGAAAAGAGAGTTAATACTGATATTATCAAATTGTTATTTCCCAAGGTTAACGAAAGAGTCTTTAACTGGACACGGAAACAAATCAGCAAACACTACATAAATAATTATGGCGATGTCATTAAAGTATTCAATGAATACAAAAAGCAATAATAACAGAAAGTGCATTTGTTAACCAATTGGTTAACAGCTTCCGACTGAAATTAAGTACAAAATATTACGCATTAAAAATGGATTTCTACCAGAACGAGCTCTTCTCAAGCTTAACGAAAAATGACACCTCTAGAGCTCTTCAACTTCTCGATCACGTATCAAATGTTAACTTTGTGGATATAAATGGAGAGACTCCTTTGTTTCTCGCATGTAATTATGGTCTTGATGAGATTGCTATTAAATTAGTGGAGAAAGGTGCAGATATAAATTTCAGAAACCCAGTATACAAGACAACATATCATTGGACACCTTTGGGACGGGCATTAAGATACTGTAATTTTACCTTAGCTAAGTATCTTGTTGACCATGGAGCCAATATCAATAGTAGAGAAGGTGGCATGAATCCACTGCTATGGTTCAGTTGGATTGGAGATTTGGATAATGTAAAAACGTGTATTGGTAATAACGCGGATATTAACCACGCTAATGATGAAGGTGTCACACCTTTGATACTGGCTGCTATTAGCGGTAATGAACAAGTGGTAACTCTTCTTATCACATCTGGTGCACATGTCAACCATGTTTCAAATAACGAAGTTACTGCCTTGATGAATGCATGTATATATGGTCATGAGATCATTGTTAGAATATTACTAGCTGCTGGTGCTAATATTAATGTAAAAAATAGATTATATGGCACACCTTTAGAAAGAGCCCTAGTTTCTCACAACTATGATATTGTAAAGTTGTTGATTGAGGCCGGTAGTGAAATAGATATACATCTAAGTGACAGTAGTTATCAGCAGATTATGGCTGATGTGACCAAGAACAAGAATATGTTTATTCTTGAGTTATTTACAAATTACATTAACAGAGGTATATACATTGATAGGGATGTTCTTGAATTTATGTAAAAGAAATCCCGGATAACTATTGTTGAATAATTTAATTCATTCTCAAGATCGAGAACCCAAGAAGTTTACCTTTGGGAAAGTATATTTACAATTCTTTGATAATGACGCTTTTCTGCAAGGGTTAAAGCAGTTTCATTATCTTTATTTTTAATGTTAATATTTGCTCCATGCTTCACTAAATATCTCACAACATTCAAAATACCGTTTAATGACGCGAACATTAAAGCGGTGTATCCGTCATTATTACACAGGTTAATATCCGCTCCAGATATTAACAGAAATTTCAACATCTCCATATTGCCAGTTAAGGATGCATTCATTAATGGAGACATTCCTTTCTTATTTGTTAAATTAACATCTGCACAACATTCCACTAGATATTTCATTACTTTTAAATGATTTTCCGACGCTGTCATCATTAACGGTGTATCACCTCTATCATTAACGGCATTAACATCTACACCACTTTTTACCAAAAAATCTACAATATGTAAGTGACCATTCTGACTTGCTCCCATCAAAGCGGTATATCCACATTGATCTGTTAAATTAACATTCGCTCCATGATCTACTAAAGTTTTAGAATTTCTAAGTGTCCATTCTTTGCCGCAATAATTACAGATGTGTCTCCACCTCTATCCCCAGCGTCAATATTTGGTTTATTTTCTATTAGAAACTTCACAATATCCAATTGTTTCCAACTAACCGATGCCAATAGTGCTGTTTCTCCCCATTCATTCCGTAATTCAATATCAGCACCATATTTTACTAACAATTTTACACTTTCGATATTACCTTTCATAATTGCAAGATGCAGAGGGGTGTAATTTTCATTGTCTTGAATATTTATGTTTGCCTTATTTTGGATCAAAAAGTGTAAAATATTCAAATGGTTATTTTCAGCTGCTTCGTGTATAGCACTTGTTCCAAAATATAAATTCTGTGAATTTATATTTACACCATTTTTAACTAGGTATTCTACAACATCTAACATCCCGTCTGCAGCTGCATGAATTAATTCCATCACTTTTCAGTTCAAAATAAATATCTTATTTTGTTTTCGATAAAGATAATAATGGTAGAAGTCAATTGACACAATATATTATATTAGTTTGTCTAGAAATCATATTCAACCTAAAGTGATTACATAATCTATTTATATTTCCACAAATGGAGTATGCAACTTCATGGTGTCGGTGTAATAATGCTGTTAACAATAATGGCAATATAGTATATACTCCATGGGATCCTTCTAAAATTCGTAGTTATCGTGGTTATATTCACCCAGATGTTTTTCCCACGGATGAAGAAGTGTTAGCTTTCGAACGCAATAACAACACTGACACAACAGTAATGTGTGCCGTGTTTGTTTCACCAAGCAAGATCAATGTGCCTGGACTTATTATTTCTGAGGAAACCCTGTCTACAGACGACATCAAACCTGAATTTGAGCAACAAAAAGCTGAACTTGACAAACGCAACAAAATACGTTTATCAAAACATAAGCAAGAAATTAAACGCGTGCTATCTATCCTAGATAAAGCAGCTGAAGATATCGCTCCGTTTATTGAAACTACTGGAGATACTATTTTAGCTTTAATCACTGATGACTCATATTTTGAATACAGTAATCCTGAAGATTGGGAATATACTCCACGTGAGTGGTTCTCAGAGGAATACAAAGTTAAAACACTACTATCATGGAATAGTCCGGAAGCGGAACGGATACGATCCAAAGCCCAACAGGTATGTTTCTTTGATTTATTTTGATTACACATATAGGTGTTAACAACCATCCCAAGAATATACTTTGTTGAGTAATTAATCAACAAGTATATTCAAAGAAATGTTTACTTGGCACCGTTAACAGTTCAATATAATCTCGTGAATTAATATCAGCACTATCATTGTCTGGACAATAACTTTTTGGTTGGTTAAAGCTGCATAATACAATAAACTTATACCCAGAGAATCTTTTGTATTTATATCGATACTATCGGCTACTAGTTCTTTGATTTCAGTCAAAGAACCATTTCTGACGGCTTTGAATATACCGTTCATTTTATCCATAATGAACGTTTTCTCATCTATACAAAAACACTACCATTATTCAAGACTAAATTACCTTATGTATCTTTGGATACCAATAGTAAGTATTTGTTAACCAATTGGTTAACAAGTTGTGAAAAATTAAAGAGTGTTTAAAGTTACTCATATGGGGTAGTGATTTTTCACCGCTCAGTAAAAGTAAAGAGAGATACTCCGTAAGTTGTTCTTGGTGGGTATGTTATTATTTCCAACTTGATCAAGGAATACACAATATCTTAACAGAGTATTCACCATCACTTTGAATGAACAGTAACTCATAGTAACCGTGTTCAATATCTCGTTGCAGATTATCAACTCGAATGTTGAAATTACGTTGGAGTGTCTCTAATTGCGAGTGATATACCATGGTAGTATTCAAACCTAATACATATATAGCGAGAAGTTGATTCTTACGACCACTGCTGGGAATCTTGAACTTAATCATATCTCCATTAACAAAGTATATTCCTGTGATTGTACATTTTTTGAGAACACATCTCGAAATAGAGTTATGTATGTGTGATATATTTTCCGCAATGGTTTCAAACTTCTACTAACATCAAAGATATATGTACTTCGGAGTTGGAGAATGGCAAGAACAAACTGTTGATAGATGTTTGCTACATGATATTGATTGGTATATACATTCAGAAGTAAATCTGCATATGAATGGCTACCTGCAAGAGCAGTTTCCACATATTGACTTAAGGTTAGCTCATTGTGTGCTTCAAAAAGTATACATCTTCAGCATAGGTCTGTGTGTCACTTTGACAGTTACAGAAGTGCGCATACCGATCGCTGGTAATATCTTTACGGCATGAATAGCAGAATGCATTGGAACATACACAGGACATCTTGTTACAACCCTCGGACTTTTCAATTCCACGCTTACATTCTGGACAGCGCACAATTAATTTTTCACTCCGATGTGACGCTGGAGCGGTAATTTCAGACTCTTCCATTATTTCCGGTGCTACCTTAGAGAATTGATGCTTGTCTATCTTCTGACCACACTCTGCACATGCAAAGGCATGAACCGAATAGCTTGATTGTGATGCTTGTGCCTGCTGTCGTGAACACATAGTGCACAGAGTATGTCCTGATTTACATTCCACAAGATGGTCTGGGAGTAATCTCTTGGGTAAAGCCTTGATGCATGTAAGAGCACAACTCGTTTCTTCATAGGTTACTATTAGTTATTCAAATAATAATTTGAATAAAATTATTTATAGATATTATTTTTAATTGTCAAATGGACTCAGTGGGTGATTATAAGATTATTAAATACATTGGCAAAGGGGCGTTTTCAACTGTTTACCTCGCAAATCGTAACGAACGCCCTTACATTCTTAAGATCTTTAATAAGTTCAGCAATGTCGATTCAGATATACACACACGGGATGCAATTGCCGCTAATGAAATTAATATTCTTACCAAAATAACAAACAGCAATATTGCTAATTGTAATCATATTATCGAACCTTTTAAAATCAAGGATAGGTATGTGATAGTGTTAACATATAATGAAGGTGTATCTCTCGGTGATTTTTCATTAAAACAAACTTTTCCTATTAATGATGCTAAGCACATTGGAAAGGTTTTACTGGAGGTCTTGAATAACATCCATGCAGTAAATGTAGCACATATGGATATTAAACCTGCAAACATTCTATATGATTTTAAAACACAGACAGTCACGTTAATAGACTTCGGTCTGTCTATTGAGACAGATATTCATCATTTGAGAGGATCCATAAGATACATATCATCAACTGTAATTAGAAGCATATATCAAAACAAGTTTGCATCTTTGCATGATTTAATGGCTTCTGATTATTTTGCTCTGGGGATAAGTCTATATATGTTGGTTAACGACCATTATCCATATACACATCGAAGAAAACCCCCAATTAGAAATGAGGAAAGTTACACATCTAGTGCAAGTGGAGATTCTGAATTAGATTCGCTAATTGACAGTTTAATACTCACACCAGAAAAGTTTTAATTATCTGTGTTATTAAATATGGAGTTAGATCGTAAAATCAATAATATGATTACACTTGGGAAACATTGTAAACCCATTAAAAAAGTCACAAAACATTACACTGAGAAAACGTATCCTTGTTCCTCAACTGTAAACCTAACATCATAATTGGTTATTGTATAAGATTGATGTTCCAACCAAATAAACTATGCATCTGGATTGTGAATGTGAAGTATAGTTTTCAACATCTTTATGGCTAGATATGAATTTTAACTCACCATTGACCACCTTGAAGGAGGTTACAGACTTTATCACCAACAGTGTAAACATTTCGTATGTGATCCATTTACTTTTAAATATAAAGTATTTGGAATTTCATTAATAAATGACAATATATTTTTTGGATTAATAATTATTAATCTTTATTTAAAAATGCCCACAGTTGCAATAGGTGATACAATTGTTGGTGTTACACATACACCTGCCTTAATCTCCTTGATATTCTTCAAGGATAAACATATTTATGTAACGTCTGTAGCACAGGCATTTGCTGACCATGTTAAAGATTCCGAAATAGGTATGGTAAAACTATGTATGCCCTCAAAAACACAACGGTGGGTAAAATTAAAATCTCAAAATGGTACCGACGTAGATATTGGAACAATTGTTGAACTTCGATTTAATTTTCAGGAGGACATGTGTCTTATTCAGCTTCACCCATATGTTACCGTAGACTTAGTCCAAATTCCACACCTGTCATTCACCTCAATGAAGTTTGTTAAACCATGTCGAAGTGCTCAATATGATCATTTTCAGGTAGTTGTTACGATAGATGGGCTATTGCAAACCTACAGTGTAACTATGTTTCATCCAATGTTTGATACCTTGGGTGCATATGATCATCTTGCAGTTACTTTTCCAAAACAACTTGAGGAGTATCTCTTAAGAGAAAATAGTATTCGTGTGGGACTTCTTCTAGTTAGACATAATACTGATGGTAGTTATTCACCGGCAGGTCAGTTACGCTTTCAGGAGAAATCTTCCCACAACATCTTATGGATCTTTACTCCGTTTTACAACTCTCGAGGATTATTCACTCCTCTGGGATTTATCCCAAAATATCAGCTGCTATTATAGAAGTATTCTTCACTAAATAATCTGATAAGATTATTTTGCTAGACTTTAAAATGCTTATTACAGCTATAGGTCTTGTATTTACAACTATTTTTCTTCTTGCTGTAGCATTGGTATGGTATGATTTATTACTGTATTGTTTTATAACCTTGAAAGTGTTAACTCCACAAGAACCTCTTGCCAAACCTATTGATCTTTCAGGACAGGTTGTTTTTGTTGTGTTTCTAACTTTGATTTCTATTGGAATAGCCTGGGCTTTTCAAGAGACTCATTATCAGGAATTTCCTGAGGGTGAACACCGAGGATTATCAGATCGGGTAGATGTAACCAGTAGTTTACTGGGAGCTTCAAGCCTTGGTGTTTCACAAGTGGGACCTCAAAATATAATCGCAAAGTAACATTAGTCATGATAATCTCGATGGTAATCAACACCTTCATATGTTACATATGTATCGGGTGATGCTTTAACAACATAATTAAGACGTTCCATATCGATCATTACCGATTCAGGTACATTATAAAATGTAACATCATTGTTATCAACACTGAATATAGCATACATCTCTGGATACCTCTCAAAATATATTCGATATCGCAACCCGCCTAACTTGAAATAAACACCAACGACTCCATCTCTGTAAGTGGTATTTTTTGTTCGTTCATAGTTTTCCAGTGCTGGTGGTAATGCGGCTAAAGTAAAATAGAAATTACCAGTGTTGAAATCCCGATGGAAGAAGGTATCATTACCATACGTGTTTTTAGCATACACATATTCATATTCATCTGAGTTTGTGTGATGTTTGATATTATATATAAGTTGTTGAAATGTATACCGAGATTTACAACATTTTCTCTTACGATGATGCGGCATTTAATGATAGTTATTTTTTTCCACACAATGTTGCGATTTGAGATTTAATTTCAGTAATCCGTTTCGTAACTTCTCTTAGTTCATGCCGAAGTTCCTCAACTTGTTCAAGTAGATTATTATACATATTTTCAATATCGTTGTCAGGTAATTGGGTAACTATTTTCAGGATCCATTTAAGTGATATTTATTAATGAGAATACTAAAATTAACATGATTTTTAGCAATTCAAACTCGTTACTGTATATTGAACCAAAGCTTTCTCCAGAAGCTGAAATTGACGATGACCTCAGTAGTCAAATGGCTGCTATGGATGACAGGAATAAATGTGGAACCTACAATGAAAACACGCGCAGTTTTACACCTAGGCAACATTCATTAGGTATTCATAAGTGTAGATGTGGTGCTGAGAGTTATTCCTTTGCCATTGACCTTGGTAACGGATACTACACAAATTCATTGGCGGATCATTATCTAAGATCTCACCGGAGTGAAATCCCAAAACACGAAATGCTCAAGATGTACAAGTGCTTAATTTCCGTATGTTGTTCTCTCCAAATTTGGAGAGAAAATGTGAAAAGTTTATTTTGGAATGGGAACACCAAGTTCTCGATAGATATCAAACGCACTTTCAACTGCTGATTGATCATGAGCCATCTCATTAATAAACTCCTTAAGAAGTTTTGGGATATGGTGTTTTTCAGCTAGCCGAATAATCTCCAGAACTTTAGGATTGTGTCGATACTTTTTAATTAAGTCTCCAAATACCTTGTTGTAATCCCAGTTATTTCTCTTGACTTCATTGTAGAGTAATTTGAGAAGCTTGCGGAGAGTCTCTTTCGTAATATTGCTACTGAGAACCTGATCGATATCCTTTCGAAACCTCTTCAGTGATGTATATAGTGGCTTGTCGTAGATTCTTATGTATGTCTTGAGTAACCCAACTGCTGCTGGGTTTAATAACACATCACTGATGAAATCCTCTACTCCATATTCATCAATAGCATCCTTAAGTTGTTCAAATACACTGTTGGAAACATTATGCCATCCAGATGTAAACATATGAGTTTCCTTGGAACTTCTGATATCCTTAGCGATATCATCAATATGGTCAATCTTACCATTAACATTTGCAAATAGTTCTGCTGTGTTAGGTATCCCCAGTTTCTTATAGATTTCATACACCGATGGGTGTGGATCATGCATGTATGACAGAAGCTCCATTATTTCGGAAAGTAATTTGGTTAGTTCAGTCTTTGAGTATTTCTGAAGTCGAAACGCTGCATCATCAGCAGTGGAAGATCTTAAAATGATATTTACAATATTAACTATCTTTGACATTTTAAAGTTGTAAAAATCTACAATCGTTTAAAATGGTCTTATTTCGACAGCCAGTCAAGAGTATAACTCAGAAGATGTTCGTAGTTCGACACCAGAACAAACTAAGATGTGTAGTTGAGTTGAATATTGAAGCTGTTTATAAAACAGCGATATTTCCCTCTACCAATGTAGCCATAATACCTATTTATAATCCAGGTAGATCCAAAGTGGTTTTGTTATCATCATTGACAACACCGCAACTGTTCTTCAAACATCTTTCTCGATTAGTATCTCAACAGATACTAGACAGAACAATAGACACTACATTAATTATCGATGCCAAAATCCAGGATAAAATTCAGGATATTATTTCAACGATACCTCCAATGTATACTAAGGATTTTACATTCCTAGTTACTCGATTTAGTAACGTTGGTTATGTTAAAATCGTGTGCTATTATGAAAAAGATACTCTGGCTGATGAAAGATTCTGGTGTGATAAGTGTGATTATTTATGGGTTGTTGATAATCATCGGGGAAATATAAATGTGCAGTCGAGCTGGCGTGAATGTTTACTGTTTTTAATTCCCACTATGGATATCGAATGGTTAAAAGAACTAAGCTTGTATACAAGATGTGAAGATCAATGGTATACCAATTAATCTCATTACTAACATAAGCCTATGAGGAGATATTCATCGTAATGGTACTTCTAATACACCTATTGGCGACATAATCACTCGGTCAAAATGGTTCAGAACTTCCGTAACACCTGGATTTGGAGGGATATACGCAATTTTCAAATTGTGAGTATCAACTTCATACATGCAGTAATTACCGCTTTCAGAAACGATAAGCTGATGAAGTTTATCCTCAACATATACACCGCACATTAATAATGGCATTTTAATTTTCGGGAATTTACTGATATTGAATTAAATCATTTTATTCACAAAAATGTTGAAGGTAAAAATTTTGAAGGCCGACGCTCAAATTCCATTGCGAGCTAGTAATGGCTCCGCAGGTTATGATTTATATGCATGTGATGATATTGTTATTTTACCCATGAACAAAGCCTTAATCCCTACCGGACTCGCAGTAGAGATTCCAGAAGGTTGTTATGGAAGAATTGCACCCCGATCGGGATTAAGTGCCAAAAAATTCATCGATGTTGGTGCTGGCGTTATTGATCGTGACTATCGGCAGGAGGTGAAAGTGCTTCTGTTCAATTTTGGTGTTGAAGTCTACTTTGTCAAAAAAGGTGATCGTATCGCACAGTTGATTCTGGAGCGTATTGAAACTCCTGATGTGATAGTGGTTTCTGAACTTTCAGCCACTACTCGAACCGGAGGCTTTGGTTCAACAGGAACCTAAATATTAAAAACCCTGAAACAATATGCTTGCAATAATTAAGCCAGGTGTTAAGTTCGATCATGGGTATTTATATCCATGATCGAACTTATGTGCGTGATACACAACTAAAGTGTCAATGTGACAATTACGATCCCTTACAAATTGTGAAGTTCACATCTCAAGACAAAATGATTCTATTACACTCAAAAATATTGATGAAGTGTTGGAACTTGCTGACACAGTTGCAAAAGAACCACCGAGAAATATATTGGAGAGATCGGTATTTTCAATAATATCCTAACTTTATTATTTGGTATAGATGATATCTTACATAATATTAATCACCTGTTGTTATTAGCTAAGGGTGGAATTATCGTTGTCGACTATACGTTTTATAACCTTATGCGCAAGAAACTGCTTGAGTTTAAGATTAATGTTCTTCCTACGATATCGAAGTCGTTGTATAAATAATTTTATGTTTACTATCGACATGATATCAGTGATTACTGATATCAAACAACTGTTTTAAGCAAAGAACAGGGTAATTTTGCTAGCTTGACCTTCAGGTGTAAGATGTGGATGATTTAGGGCATTATTATCAGCAGCACCAGCAGCACCATCAGCACCATCAGCAGTGCCCAAAAGACCTAACAAAATCAGGAGAGGAATAGAAGATATTGGTGCAACCAAATAATCACCGGTAACTCCCAAGCTAACACCAATACCATTCAAACCCAAAGAGAAGGTTTCCTGAACGCCGGTACCTCCTCGTATGGGAATAACTTGTGCGGTGATATTTCCACCAATAAGATCCTTAGGTTTGCTACAGCTTGACAGACTAATCGGAACTCGATATGCGAGAACTTTTCCACCAGGAATGCTAATGGGAAGTAGGGGTTGTCCAACAGGATAGACGATTTTTGCACACTCGACTTTCATGATTATACTTTTAATGGTATCAAAAAAAATACATGGTGAAAAAAATGATTTAACTGATGACATCAAAAAGTATTGAATCTTTCTGATATATTCATGAGTGTATTTTTTTTCAGCTAATTGATTAAACTCCTTAATTAAGGATTTTAAATATAAATGCAATTACAAGTAATAATACCCACATTTTTATTCGTGTTGGTGTGGCTGGGCGCTTTGGGTGTCACAAGCACCTATTTTTGGCGTAACCGGCATATTCGTTACATTCGAACACGATCCGTATGGTTAATGTTAGTGTCACATTGGTATGGATGGTTGACTTCACTATTGATGATTATTGGCTTAATAACTGACAGTTTATACTGTTTATTAATAGGGATATTATATTCATGGTTGTTACCGTTTGTATTCGGTCCCATGGTAATGATGGTTCCAGAACTGGTAATTAGGTATATCCTCAATCTTGAAAAGGAGAACAGAGCTCAAGGAATTATTTCAAATTGGTGGCAGTTTCAAATTCTCACATATACATGGTTTAAGATTTTAATCATCGTATGTTTTGGAATAATCCAAACATCGATATATGTAACACTGTATTTTACTGTGGAAACCAACAATCTCGGAAACTGTCAACGGTTACCTCTCTTTGTATTTGATGGAACGATGATATTGATTTTTATCCCTTTTGGATTTCTGGTGCGTAAAATTAACCAGATTACCGATCCATATCATATAAAAACCCAGATTATCGGCACTTTTGTAGTTACGGTACCACTTACAATTGTTACGATAATCTGGCCGTTTGCCCCACAGATATTCGGTACCGGTTTTGATTTCCGCATCATTTATATTATTTCAAATGCTATTATGTTTATATGCAACCTACCATGTGTAGTATTATATCATTACTTTCACAATGATGGATGCTCGGTTATGACTGAAATACGTGCCAGCCGAAGTAACCTAACTATCAATCTCGGTTTGGATGATATGGATTATCAATCATTGCTTGACTTTGCCCGCAAAACATGGTGTACGGAAAATATCTTGTTCCACCGAGCAGTATTGGCATTTGAAAATGAGGGACCGCGTACAGTTGAAAATGCTAAAAAGATTGCCGATGAATTCATCGGCGAGTCTGCTCCTATGGAGGTCAATCTTGTAGCTGAAACTGTACAACGTATTCAGGATGATATTCAAACCGGTGCTATTGATTCAATGTTGTTCTCCACTGCCAAAATGGAGGTGGAACATATTATTCGCACAGATATTCTGACTCGGTGGATGACAGCTCGGGAGGTTTAACACTTGGATTGGAAACAACACTCACGAGGGATCAAAGTGGTTAAAACAAACAAAGTATATATAAACACTGTAGTATTAGCCACATCAGTGGCATCTGATGTTAACTTGTCAATAACACCCTGAATCTGTTCATTCGTATACACACTGCAGTAATATTTACTAATAATGATATACAATAAATGGTATTGAGATAGATACAACGAGTTTTCAATTGTTGGTTCGGCTGAAGCAAGTACCAAATTTGAAACGACAGTCAGGAAAGGTTGATTCGCGAGTTCTTTAAGGAGCTTATTACTACAACATTTCTTGTTGGATAGGTTAACCAATAACAACCATTGCTCAGGTGAGAGCATAGTCATAGTCGGAGCTGCCCCCCATACACTTCCAAGACTTAAAGCTGCCTCCTGGAAGTAATTTACTGTTGCTACGGTTGAAGGTAAATCGGTAAATGTATCAATAACCAATTGAGCACGTTCCTGCCAACAAATTGGCTCACATTGTTTAATAATAGGATATGTAGCAATTTGCTGCATACATGTAACATTAAGCAACATAACAGCTTTCAAAGGAACCTGAGTCATCAACTGATATAACTGTTCAATACGCAAGAGAATCTCTTTAAAGTTATACTTGTTCGGATACATACCTCCAATATCAATCAAGATTTGAGTTAGCAGAATATTAGCATCCTGATCGTGAGGTAATAAACTGCTAAAACGCTGCTTAATTAGCAAGAGAAATTTAGATCGGTTTATATCTGGAAAAGATGTGGTAATAGTGGCTATACGTGTGGTAATATCGATATTATATACAAAAGGTATACCATTAGCACATGTGCGGAGATACATAGACTCCTGATTTTTAATAAGATTATATCCATCACTAGACATATATATATTGTAATAGGTGACAAATTGGTAAGTGGGTAGAGACTCACACATTTAAACAGGTTAAAAGAAATATTTTATGTAAAATACTCTAGGCGGAGTTTGAACATAATCACCATTGATTTCAGCTTTTGTTTCTCTAATTTCCAATGAATATTTTCATTGGAATCATAACATTTACAAATAAGTCTTAATTTCTTCAGTATCGCTTCGAATACCGGATGTTATAATCATGTTTTTACCCACTGGTATTGACTACTTTTAATATCGTATACATATTTGGAAGGTTCAATGAACGCCTTGAAATTTTCGGTGGGATTCAAACCCCATCTTGTAGGTTTGAAATAAATACTGATGGATTCGTTCTTGTGACGTCGGGGTGTCTCCGCAATAGCGGTGATCTTACCATATGGCCATTCTGTATTGGGATTAATGACGTGTGTGATTACTCCAGTGAAAATCTTCCGATATCTATCAAAAGGCTGGATAACACCCTCGGTGAACAAAGACGGATATTTGACACCGATATCAAAAGCAATTTCACCGAGAGGTTCAAAGTGTTCCCATCCAGAAACTTTCACAAATGTTTCATCGGTAGGTATAAACTTTGACCAGGTTTGTTCCATATCCAAGTCTACAGTGTATATCCCATTGTTAACACTTGTGGTGAGAGGTGCTACACCCAGTTCCTGTAATGCATTGAGTATATTACTGATATCACCTTCTAAATCTCCAGATTGTGCAAGATAAATTCGAAAATTGGTAAGTGGATTAGTGACAGTATCGTTTTTAACATGATAACCAGCTTTTTTCAGCTGAATCTCAAGTCTTTCAAGAAACTCAGAAGTTGTTCTTGAAAGACTAGATGTCTGTTTTTGGAGATCTGTTAGAAGAGATGGCTGGGGATTCTCCCGCGCTAATGTAATAATATCATCTGTAACTCTAGCACCATAACAAGATTTTGATTAATAATCGCCCACATTAGAGGTTGTCCTCCATGAGCATTTGGGTTAGCGCCATACTGAAGATACAGAGTAACAACATTGGTGCGATCCGCTTTTGCAGCATCGATAACTGGAGCACTATCATCAAACCTCACATCGGCACCTGCCTTAATTAACATCGATAACAAATTAACATCAGCAGAAACTGTTGACAGAATGTTACTTCCCTTAGTATCCTCTCCACCATAAGGAGATCTCAAAACACGTTCAAGGTTTACAACATTGACATTTACTTAGTATCATATTTCCCTAATAAGGGAAATAATTTTGGTATTTACTCAACTTTAGCACGCATCCATTGATTTAACTGTTCCAATGGAGTATGTCGGCAGAACATCTTTAGCTCATGACGGATAATATCTACAACACGCTCCTTAGTTAAGGTTTTGTTAATGATAATGATCATATTATTGTCAACAAAGACACCATAGCCTGTATTGGAATGTATAAGATACGCCAATTGTTCAGGTCGCATTCCACTCAAGAGTGTAAATGCAGGTGAGGTTTCTACCGATGTACAGTGAGCATTGTTCCAAATTGTTAAAGATGACTCAAGAGACGGTTTTTGAGTTATCTGTTGTTCCACTTCCATGTCTGACATCAGCTTATATGAGAATAAATACCGAAAATATGAATTTAACGTATGTTCAGGGATATCATTGGGGACTGTAATTGTCTTTACAGCCCCCACCTGTGATACCTGAATACCATCGAAGAGTCTACTCAAAGCCACTGCAATATCCTGGACTGTAAGATGATACACATTGGTAAGATCGGTTATATTTGAAATAAAATACCGATCGTTACCGTTTGGAGCTGTAACAATTGACGTCATTTGAAATTTAAACCAAGAAGAGTTTTTTTCAATTTATTATAATAGTGTTTAAGAAAAATGTCTCAAGATGAGGAATATAATGCATTTGCACCTCAAGGTACCCAGTTCTTCCATGGATCACCATATCTATTTGATGCGATGGCTGATAATTCCTTCTTCTCTAATGAACCTGCCATTGCACTGGCAATTCTCACTGAGAAATGTGATAAGTACGGCTATTTTTACATCTTTGAAAATACTGAGGATGTGATATTGCCCTGTATCGATATGGTGCAATTAACCATGTGATGTTGACTATAAGGTAGCTAACAACCAATCTATCGAATATGCAGTTATAACTATCACTAACAATGGATATCTGGAGTTTCTTTATGACCGTAAATATAAATTTCTCCTCAAACGTATTTATAAGATTAATGTGGAGAAACTTCGAGAACGAGTCACGGAGCTTGTTTTCGATAGCTCACTAACTTTCAAAGATGAGCTCCAATTAGTCAATGAATTCATACCATGTGTGGGACAGATTACCCATGATTTGTAACCAGAGTAACAGCTTAAGTGGTAATAATTATTTCAAGTTACATCACATGATATTTCCTCAAATATGGATTGATATAGGCTATCAATCTCATTGTTAAATATACCAATGTATCCATTAATGATAAGAATAATAACAAGGCTGTAAGTAATATATACAACACAGCTGGTGAAATTTGGACTATTGCTACAATAAAAGCTGGTGTAGTAATAACATTATTCAAATACATACGAATATTTAAGATACCCTGAGTGAACAAGATTATTTGATACGATATGTCGATTATAAATACGAATAATGAACATTGGTTCGTTTGATACTTATTAGTACAAGTATCATCAGAACAAAATGCCAACAATAGATAAGTTAAATTTTGTGCAATCAGTATCACATACAGATTCTTTAAATTAGTAGCAAGTATGTATCGCCATTCATATATACCAGATATCGTCAACATACTAATTAACACCAATGCAATATATACATTTACAGTTTTTAATATCCTTGATTGTTGAGAGGTAATCGGTACCTTCAAATGTATAATATACGTATACATTAAATATAAAACAACAATAATCATCAGTATCATTAACAGAAATGATAGGATTAATACTATAATCATTGTAAGTATGAGTGTGTTATTAGTTGGTGTGTGTTCAGTTGGCAACCATGATATCATCAGGATAATATATATGATTGGTATTACTGAATACCATCTAAGAAACCGATTATCATGACTGAGGATAACACCAGTTATAAACAAATAACCTCCAAAAAGAATGTTCACCAGTGTATATTTAAGAGTATCAATATCATAATACACATTACTCACAATAATTATACTTATACCCACAAGTGTGGATAGCATAAAACACACTGGACTAACTTCAGTATCAGATTTCATTTTGAACAAATATTTTATTTATTTGTTTTTCATTTACAATATGGGAATTCCCATATTGTTTTGTAATGTAAGTTATTAAGATCACCTGCAACAGTACTGTCAACAAAGAAGAAGATGTTTTTTTTTGCAAAAGTAAGTAGTGGAAAAATTTTTAAGTAGGATATTGTTGTACACACTTTGTTTTTTTTTGCAAAAGAAGATGTACTGTTGTGTACTTGTTTGTTAGTGAAGATGTACTGTTGTGTACTTGTTTGTTAGTGAAGATGTACTGTTGTGTACTTGTTTGTTACTGAAGATGTACTGTTGTGTACTTGTTTGTTAGTGAAGATGTAC